CGGTGCATTAACTAGCTTTAACCTTGGTGGAATTGCTCGCAGAGGTGGCTACCTTCAAGCTATGGGTACATGGACATTAGATGCTGGTTATGGCGTTGATGACTATGCAGCCTTTGTTACTAGTCAAGGCGAAGTCATTGTTTATAGTGGTGGAAATCCGTCAGACCCTAATGATTGGAAGCTGATTGGCGTATGGCAAATGGGTCAAACCTTTAGCCGTAGATGCTTTTTTAAGTGGGCTGGCGATATGTTATTGCTGACCCAAGACGGTTTAGTGCCTATGGCTTCTGCTTTGCAATCAAGCCGATTAGACCCAAAAATCAATATTACTGACAAGATTTTCTATGCTATTAGCCAAGCGGCTAGTTTGTATTCTGCTAATTTTGGTTGGCAAATCAATTACTTAGCTGAAGCTAATATGCTTATTCTTAATATTCCTGTTGGAAATGGCGTTTATGAGCAATATGTAATGCACACCATTACAAAGTCTTGGGCTAAATTTACTGGTATTAACGCTGCCTGCTTTGAAGTAAGCGGTGAAAGCATTTACTTTGGCGGTAACGGATTTGTTGGCAAATACTATAGTGGTTATTCAGACGCTGGCACTAACATCACCGCTACGGTACAGCAAGCCTATTCTTATTTTGACAGTCGTGGGCAACAAAAACGCTTCACAATGGTTCGACCAATATTTCAACTTCAAGGCGCTTTGCCTACCGTTTTATGCGGCTTAAGTACCGACTTTGAAGTACAAGACTTAAGCCAAAGTTTAAGTTTTAACCCTGCTCTAAACCAAACTGGTATTTGGGATGTTGCCACTTGGGACAATAAAAAATGGGGCGGTAGCGTTATTAGTAAAGAATGGCAAGGTGTTACTGGTATTGGTTATGCAGGCTCAATTAGCTTAAATACCGCCTCCCAAGGTTTAGAATTACATTGGGCTTCAACTGACTTTGTAATGGAAAAAGGAGGGGTACTGTAATTGCGTAGGGTGACCACAGAAAACCAGCAATATATGGGGGATTGGCTGGTTCGTATGATGAACCACCCATTACCAACAGAAACAGTATGTATAGGTCAAGAATTAGATGGTAACTTAGTAGCAGTCGTAGGGTTTTGTAGCTTTATGCCAAATGCGTGTCAAATGCATGTTGCGGCAGTAGGTGAAGTGAACTGGATGAGTCGAGATTTGCTGTGGGCGGCTTTCGATTATCCCTTTAATAAACTTGGAGTTAGCGTTATACTAGGGCAAATTTGTGGCAGTAATGAAGATGCCCTAAGATTGAACCGACACCTTGGTTTTAAAGTGGTAGCCGAAATCCCAGATGCTCACATGGATGGTGACTTAGTGATTATGGCTATGAGGCGTGAAGATTGTCGATTTCTCGACATCAAATGCCCTTTAAGGACAGCAAGAGGAGAATGACATGGGTGGTGGTGGATTTTTAGGATTAGGGCCTGCGCCAAGTGCGCCTAGTGCTCCAGATTACGCAGGTGCAGCGCAACAAACTGCCGCAGGTAATTTAGCCGCTGCTCAACAAGCTACGGCTGCAAACCGTGTAAATCAATACACCCCTTACGGCTCATTAGAGTACAACATTAACCCAAAATCGCAATGGGATATTTATGGCAACCCTACATGGTCGTCAACACAAAAACTTGCTCCTGAACAGCAACAATTATTAGACATTCAAAATCAAACTAGCCTTAATCTTGGTAATTTACAAAATCAAGGTCTTAGTTATGTTCAAAATATGATTTCTAAGCCATTTGATACAAGTCAACTGGCTCAAACTGGCATTAATCCTGGCGAAACTATGCAAGATTCTATTATGCGTAGACTTCAGCCACAGATTGAGCAAAATCGTGAAGCGTTTGATGTCAAAATGGCTAATCAGGGTATACCAGTAGATTCTGAGGCTTACAGAAGGGCAGCATTAACACAAAGTCAAAAAGAAAATGATTTGATGACAAGCGCTGTTATTCAAGGTACAAACACAGGTCTTGCCGCCAATCAACAGGGCTTTGGTCAACTTGGCTATATTCGTAACGAACCTATTAATACGCTTAACGCTATTCGTAGTGGCTCACAAGTAACCAACCCTAGTTATATTTCTAACATTCCACAGCAAGCTACTACTGCTGGTGCTGATATGTTAGGCGCTAGTCAAATGGGCTACAACGCTCAAATGGGCAATTTTAATGCTCAACAAGCGGCTCAATCAAACTTTAACCAAGGCTTAATGGGGCTTGGTGGAGCAGGAATTATTGCCATGTCTGACATTCGCACTAAAGAACATATTGAGCCTGTTGGCGTATTAGCTAATGGTTTAAATATGTATAAGTATGAATACAAAGATGAGTTTAAAGACCATCCGTTAGCTGGCCATGGTACACATTATGGTGTTATGGCTCAAGAAGTTGAGCAAGTATTCCCTTATGCAGTTAAGACTCTTGATGACGGCTATAAAGTCGTAGATTACGGACTCCTATGAACCCATATATTCAGTTTCAGCAAATGCAAGACCAACAGGGTTTACAGCCTGTTTTTCAAAACATTGCTGCACAACAAGCTATGCAAAATGCTGCTCTTAATGAGCAAAATCAACAAGTTATGCAATCTGGTCAAACTGCACAAGGTGGGGCTGGCGCAAATCAATTGGCTATGGCTATGGCATTACGCAAAAAAGACCCTAGCAAACCTGCGCCTGTAACTGATTACAGCACGCCTATGCCGCAGTATTTAGACCCAGCTTATCAACAGGCAGGATACTAATCATGGCAGACGGATACAACTTAGGTCAAGCTGGCACAATGTCGGCAGAAGAATTTGCTCAACAACAACAATTAAATCGCCAACAACAAATGGCGGCTTTGTTGATGCAGCAAGGTCAAAAACAAGCACAAGGTCAAATGATTGGTAATCGTTATGTTGCTCCTTCATTTTTTCAAAACATTTTGCCATTAGTTCAAACTGCTGTTGGTACTTATTTAGGTGGAAAAGCTGATACTGAAGCCGCTAAATTAGCACAAGCTATTAGAGAAAATAAAGGGGATGTTGAACAGCAGATTATTAATAAGATGACTCCTCAAGCTGCTAGAGCAGAAGAAGTGGCTGGCCCTGCATACAGAGGTGTTGCTCCTTCTATTCAATACCCAGAGCAAGCAGCAGATTACGCTGGTGCTTTAAAAATGATTCAAATGAATCCTTATGGCGCTGGTAAAGAATATGTGCCTTCCATTCTTAAGCAAATGAATCCTGAGCCTACTACTCTTGAAAAAGAATACAAAGCAGTTAAGGCTCAAGGCTATGCAGGCAGTCTTAATGACTTTAAGAATCAAATGTCTGAATATCAAAAAATTGAAGCTGCTAATGCTAAAGCTCGTTTAGGATTAGAAGGTGCAAGATTTGGTTTAGAGCAACAAAAATTTGCTCAAGAAATGAGCGGTGGAAAACTTACAGAAACTCAAGGTAACGCTACTGCTTTTGGTATGCGTATGAAAGAGTCAAATCAATTATTAAATGATTTAGAGAAAAAAGGCGTAAAAGATACTGGTGTTATTAGGTCTACCATAGGTGGAATTGTAGGTATGACTCCTTTTGTTGGCGAAAAAATGCAACAAGGCGTACAGGCAAGCATGAATGTATTGCCAAGCGCATTAGGTGGGCCAAGCTCAGAACAGCAACAAGTAGACGCAGCAAGGAAAAACTTTGTAACTGCTGTATTGCGTAAAGAATCTGGCGCAGCAATTAGTCCTACTGAATTTTATACAGAATCACAAAAGTATTTTCCTCAACCTGGCGATTCAAATGAAACTATTGCACAAAAACGCCATGCTAGAGAAACTGCTATTAAAGCAATGGAAATTCAAGCAGGGCCAGGCAAAAGACAAATTGAAGAATTTAATGCTGCGCCTAAAAAAGTGGTTAATTTTAACGATTTGCCATAAGGACAAGACATGGATGTTTTAATGCCAGATGGCACTCTTGTTAAAGATGTTCCAGAAGGGGTAACAAAAGCTCAACTACAAGCTAAATTAGCTGGCTCTGTTGCGCCTAAAACAACCACTTTGCAACCTGATGTGCCATTAGTGGCAAGTCAAATGCCAAAACAAGTACCTATTGAAGAACCTAAAACTTCAATGATGGACAAGTTAAAGGCTTTGTATGAAGTGCCTGCAACCATTGGCAGCGCAATACTTTCTCAGCCTGCATCAATGGCTTATGGACTTGGTAGAAGTGCTGTAGAAGGTGCTATGCAAGGACAAGCACCTAGCGGTGAGGCTAGGGATGTGTATTACAGACAAGCAAGACAAGCAACTCAATTTCAACCAACTTCACCTGCTTCTGTAGGCGCTTTAGAGTCCATTGGTGGTGCGTTAGAAGGATTGCCACCTTATATTGGAAATATTGGCGCTATTCCTTCTGCTATTCAAGCTGCTGGCGCAGTTAGACCTGCAATTAATCAAGCAGTTCAAGCTACTAGACCAGCAGTAAATACAATGGCTCAAGCATTACGCAAAGAAACTCCTATGGTTGGTGTTGGCGCTGCTGAAGTGCCTGAAGCGGTAAGCAGAGTACAAATGGCACAACAATTAAGAGTGCCTGTAGAGTTAAGTAAAGGTCAAGCATTGCGTGATTTAGGTCAGCAAAAGTTTGAAA